TTTACTTCCGTCTGTGTCTTCTCTACTAACCCGTTTAATCTTTGTGTTATACTTGGATTATACATTCCGGCCATCCCTCCTTCAATCTGGTCTTGACGTACTGCTTTTTTTACACGTGAACAGATAGTCAAATAATCCGAGTATTTATTATCATAATTAGCAAAATAGTTGCTTAAATCCTCTATGATGTCTTGGTCTGCTAACCAGCATTCGAATCCTTCTATTGTTAGAGGTCTTTCTTTTTCTCTTTGTACATTAAAAGCGTCTTTGCCTACCCAGTCTTTAATTAGAAATGGTTTGCTCTTTGTCTCTTTTTTGTACTCTTGGAAATACTCCCATAGTTTTTCTGGTGTCTCTATGTATTTTCTCTTTCCCATATATTTATTATTTTAGTTGTTGCTCTTGGAAGTCTATTAAGTTGTGAATACCTTGTAATCTGTCTGTATCGTATATGTCTCTAATTCTATTTATAAGTACTGCTTGAGGATTAGATATTTTTAATACTTTGGCTCTTATCTCTTCCAGTCTTCTATCGTCTTTGGATGCTATATCGTAATTATTAACAGAGTGAATAACTGTGGCGTGATTGTAATTTTTTCCTTTGCTCTTGTATATCTCTGCTATACTATGTAACGTAAGATTAAAATCTTTGCGTAGTATGTAACAGAATAAACTCCTTGCATCTATTATTGGTCTCTTTCGTGAGTTCTCAAAGACGTTTACTTTTAGTGTATCTTTTATCTCGTTTGCTATTAATTTGTATTCCATTATTATTTTGTTTTAAAATAGTTTTTGTTGTGCTACGTGGTTATTTATTCTCTCTATTGCTTTATCGTAATACTCTTTGTCTAATTCACAAGCGGTTAATTCATATTTATAATCGTGACAAGCTATTGCAATACTTCCAGAACCTAAATGAGTGTCGAGTATTTTATCTCCTTCTTTAGCAAAATGTTTTAATAAAAAACTATAAAGATATATTGGTTTTTGTGTTGGATGAAATCTATCTTTTTGTCCTTGCGTTCTTTTTTTAAATATTTTAGCAACTTTATCAAATGATGCCCAAGCATACTCGCACATAGCAAAAGATACGTCTTCTGGTTGTTGTTTATCCCAAATTACAAAACATTTATTTTTTGGAAGTTCAAAATAATTTCCACCCCAAATAATTTGATTTTTACTTACTCTAAATAATTCTTTAAAGTATTCATTAGTTGGTATTGCACTATCCCAATTTCCATTATCATTATGATATCTTTTAAACCTACCACCACTATTAACAACACTATCACCAAGTCCATAAGGCGGGTCAACTATTGCTAAGTCGAAATACTTATCTGGATAACGTGCCATAAGTAACATATTATCCTCGTTTGTTATTGTTAGACTCATTTTGTTTTTAATTTTAAAAGTAAGTAACATTCTATAAATCGCTCTCGTGCTTTCTGCTTGTATATTTTTTTAAATAGACTAAATACTACTCGAATATAATTATAATCGCTTAAACAGTCTTTAAATGCGTTTTTACAATATGCTTTGCCATATCCTTTGCAGAAGTTTACATTGTCGGCAGTATCTCCTACTATCATTTGCTCATAGAAATTATACTTTGCCTCTGCCTCTGTTATGTTGTGGTAGCATTGTTTCTTATAGTGATAGTCATAAATAATACAAGGTAACTGCTTATAGTCTTTGTCTATTGAAACTATTATTACTTCGTCTCTTCCAAATGTATCTGTTAAGTTAGTCCAGTAGGTTGCTACTAAATCGTCTGTCTCTACTCCAGCACCTCTTTTGGCTTCGTATTGCTCAACTACATAAACTTGTAACTCATTTAATATTGGAGGGACTTCTCTGTCTATTCTATTGGCTTTATATGTCTTTGATATCTCTTTACGAAAGTTACCTCTGGCACAAGCAAATGTCATTACCTTATCTACTTCGTATGTCTCTTCTATTGTGTTTATGATATTCATATACACTTCGTCAAACTTTAGCTTGGCTTCTTCTATTGTATGGTAACCGGTATCCTCTGGAGTTTCTTTTTGCTTATAACAACTGCTCCAGATTAAACTGTCTGCGTCAATTAATACTATCATATTGTTACTAGTCTAGTTATTTCCTCTATTTGCTCTCTTACTCTTTTGTCTGTTGCCTCTCTAGATTTGTAAACTAAATTTACAATATGTGGCAAGTCCATAAATAAAGTTTCAGCATTCCAAACTATTTCTCCAAACTCTCCGGTAAAATAAATTTCTCCATTTGATTCGCTCAAAGTATGTGTTTCGTGTACATACATTTGTTTTAATTTTTTGCTCATAATTTTGTTTTGGTTGTTTATTTTATCTCTTCTATATTATCAATTCTACTTTCAGTACATATCCAATGTTCATCCTCTATAAATCCAGCAACTTGATATTCTAATTCTGGATTATATGTATTATTTTTTAAATACTCTTTAAATTCTTTTTTAGTCATTTCAACTTCTTTAGTAATTTGATATGTCAATATTTCTGTTACTGTTACATTTACTTTCATAATATTTGTTTTTGTTTTAACTGGTACAAATATATAAACATTTTGTTAATAAAAAAACTTTTATTACTTTTTTTTAATATTTATTTATTATTGATGCTTGGCTCTCTGACAAAAAGTAAACAGTTTTGTTTATTAGTTCGTCTCTTCCAAACTTCTCGGTTGCTTTGCAGTTTATTATGTTTGGCTCTGGTAGTTCTAAACTATCCAAATAATAAAGATAGTTTCCTCTGGAGTCAAATACATAGTAAAACTTTAAGCAATCTATTTGCATCAACTTATCGTATTTATACTTCTCTAGTACTTTAGTTGGATAGTATGCGTTTCTTAATTTAAACTCAATTACGCAGTCAAATCCTTTCGGTGTTTTGCCTCTTGCATCGTAATGCTCAAACTCTTCTCCGGTCCATTCTAATTCCCAACCGTCTAAATTTAGCAAGTATATAATACCTCTCTCCCACTTGTGGTGTGATGTCTCGTTACTCATTTTGATGTTTGATTTTTTATGTAAAATTCATTCAAATCATCGATGTAACTTTGAATTATTTTAGGACTGCATTTGCAAGGATAGTTTACTTTATGGTCAAAGTAATGAGCGTGTAATTGGCTTACTTTTAAATACTCATCATTTGTAAGTGTACCTCTTAAATTATCTCGGAAGTTCTGCCACCATATCCAGTCTTGTTTTGTCATTTTCTATTGATTTTAAATTCGTTTAACTTGTCTCTTCTTTTATCGCAGTTGCAATTAGGATATATTTTTTTTACTATCCATTGTATACCGGTTACTTTAAATAAATATTCTAGTTTATCTCCTAGTCTCATACTATTCTTTTTTTAATTTCGAGTGCTACTTCATTCCAGTAGTTTAACTCTATTATTTCTCCTCTGTTTTTAGCATTTTGGATAAGCCCGTTTATAACTTCTTTTAAATATGGTACTGAGTATTTACTCAATAGATTATCGGCTCTTAAAACGCTTGTAAATTGTTTTTCTAAATTATGTTTCATTTTTTATTTGTTCTTTAATTCTTTTAACTGTGTTACGGATGCTCCAGTAACTTAATTTTGTCTCTTCGCTTAAATCTGTAATAGAGTAGCTTTCAACGAATATTTTTTGATAAATGAACTTTATATAACAGAGACTCGCTTTGTACTCTGTATGGTCTTCTATTGAGTCTATTTCGTTGTTTAACTCTTTTATCCAGTTACTAACTAAATCTTTCTGGAAATAAAACTTATCCTCTGAATATTCGCTTGGCTCTTCTATTAATATTATGTCCTCTATGTTTACTATTATTTTCTTTTTATTTTTTCTTAAGTCATCGAAATACATATTTTTTAAAGTGACGTATACAAAAAAATAGTTTACCTCTTCGCCATCATACATCAAATCGTTATTTTTTGTCTGACTATAATTATAGATTTTAATGTACATCTCTTGGACGTAATCCTCTGCGATGTCATCCGGGCAGCCAAATGATTTTACATATTTTAACCAAGTAGAATGCTTAAAGAATAGGACATCGAGTATTTTCATTTACAAAAAATTTAGTTGGCTTTCTTTTATAGTCCTCAATATTGATTTTCCGTCTATACTAAATCCTACATTATTCTGCAAAGCTACAATTTCAATCGGATTATCAATACTGGTAGGTCTGCCTCCGGTTTCAATCTCTTTTATCTTTCGTATATGCAGCATTGTAGTTGTGTATAATTGAGGATGCAAAGTCAATCGGTGTACTACTATAAAATCGTCTGCTCTGTTTACGAACTTTCCTCCTCCCTCTACGTCACTTGCCATTGGAGGAAGTGGATGCCCAGCGAAAGGATGGTCTGCTCTGTAAACTTGTCTTAATGCATTTGTATTAGCGTGAGTATTTAACCATAGACTTATTTTAAATTCTTTGCAAAACATTCTCATCTCGGTACAAGCTTGGTAATCGTATTCGTGTCCTCCTAGATTTTTCATTAAATCGTTATCTTTAATCAAAGCGTTGTACGGATCAAGTAATATTCCATTGTAATTAAACTCTTTTTTTACTTTTTTAAACATATCTATTGCAGAGTGATAATCGTACATTGTTGCGTTATCTACAAATTTAAAATGCTTATTAATAAAATCTGTGTGAGTTTTAAAGTTACTTTCTGAAACTAAATTAATCGGAGTTTCGTCTAGGAATTCAACTAATTTTCTAATCAAAGAGTAAGAGTCATTCTCGGTGCTGCAAACTAACCATTTCAAATCGTGCTTTAAAGAGTAACAAAGCATTAAATAAAGAATGCTAGTTGTTTTACCTACGTTTGCGTGTCCTAGTACTATATTAAAATTGCTCGGTTTAAATCTTATATACTCATCTATTTGAGGGATGTCTAGTTTTAATCCCTCTTTTAGTTTACCGGACCTAATCTGGCGGAGTATATCTAATTGTTTATTGTAATCTATTAGCATCTGTTTTGGTTTAAATAATGGCCGGACTATTACATCCGGCCTTTAATATTA